ACCCTCTTCTACTGCTTCGATAATGTTATTTCGTGCTGTATCAATTACAGACCCTTTAACAAAACAAACCAGTTCATAATCTATTGTAGCCATGCGCTGAGTGATTGACCCGCCTAGACTACTATCTTCTCTATTCTCTCCTGCGCTCCTAACTAGAATCGCTGGGAACTGAGCATTCGACAACTTATCAAAAGCAAATGGCTCTCGCGTTACATACTTAACCGCTACAGGCGATGTGATCGCTTGCAGGGTAGTAACAATATTATTGGCAATGTTTTCTCTTACACTCATTTCAACGCCTTAAAGAATATCTTGCCTAGTTGCTTTTCTTCCTGATCGTTAAAGCCAAAGAACGGTCTTTTCTTATCGTTCATTGCGGCCTTCTTAGATTCAGTCGCTCTGCTGAAAAATATCTCAGCCTGTTTACTGTTAGCCGTTACTGTCATTGACCCTAACATCTGACCAGTAAAGTTTAAATCTGGTTTAGTGCCTCTGCCTTTCCCTGATCTAAACAATGCATACTCTGGTGTATATGATGCGAATACGCCTTTATAACCTACACCTTTGGCAGTCCTATCCTGTATTACATTTACGCCTTCCTGCGCTGTAATCAGTAACGCCCGTTTAACGCTGGCAGATAGCTCCTTGCCTTTCTTACCTACTCTCTTGGCAATCTCTTTAGCGTTAGTTTGTAGGCGTATATCCATTATCTAACCAGCCGACCAGAGTTTACTGATTGCTTTTCATCATCGTCGATAGTGCTATTACCGTCGTCATCGTACTCAACACCATCTCTCAGGATAGCGTCGAACTCTTCACCATAACGGGCTTTGTAAAAGTCCATCATGTTTTGGAATCTATCATCTTCTACCCAATTAGTCAGTTGCGGCAAAGCATATCTTGCCAACACTAAATAAGCAGAACATCGGGTAAACTGTGAGTCAGTAAGTTTGGAGTTCTCCATCTCACCCGCTATACCTTTCTTAGGCCACCACTTGATCCGCAACTCGCGCTCAATATCTGCTTGCGATTTTGCATGATCGTCTGCAAATGATGTGATACCTAAAGAGAGAATATCAGGGATTAAATCAACTAAGTCTGAATCTTGAGAGAATGCCATTACCATTTCACCTTGTCTGCCCAGTATGCCGCTGATGCTGTTTTATCTTTACGGCCTCTTGCTATGTCTTTTGCAAACCTAGCCTTAAACGCTCTACGCTTGGCCTTATCTGCTTCGCTTTCGTTTTTACGGGGAGGCTTGTTATCTGCTCCCTGCTGACCGAATCGAATCAAGCGAACCTTGTCACCCTCTTTAGCCAATACTGCATGGCTCTTCTCTGGGTGATTCCTAGTGCGCTTTGGCTTGTTATAGCCTTCGAATCTTTCGCCACGATACGTTATTGCCATAGTTACCTCAAAAGATAGCCCCCTCCGAAAAGGGGGCATCCATAGTCTTACAGTGCGGCATCCGAAAGGATTTCAACACCGAACGAGTCATCCAACTCGCCAACACCATAAATGGCAGTAGCGTTAAGCTCAAAGGCACGATTAGAAGCATCGCGCTGTGGCTCAATTTGGAAGTCGCGCTTCATAGCGATAGCAAGTGCTTCTGGAGCGAATACCGCGCCTTTAGCATCGTCATTACCATCGATAGAAACATTAGCAGACTCATATACATTGATCCCAGCGATAGTACCAACATAACCGTTACGCATTGCTTCATTCTGCAAGTCGCCACCATTTGGATTAGCAAAGGTGTTAGTTAGGTTAGCTTTCAACTGGTACGCCTGATATGGGTGTACTACAGCATTGATTACGCCAGTAACTTTGTTAGCGCGTAGAGTTGCGGCCGCCTTGAATAGGTCAGCTACAGTGATCTCTGCACCAGCAGAACCGATAGAGCCAGAGAATCCGTCAAACAAAGCAATCAGGTCAGTATCCATCTTAGTAGCGATAGCGTTACCAAGTACAGTGCCTAATTCTTCAGCAGGATTGCCAGCACCCATAGCGGCTAGATCAGTCAACAACACCTGTGCGCCTACTTCGCCAACAGTTACAGAAACTGAGCTAGTAGATACAGTGGTTGAAGTCATATCTGTGCCTTCGGTCAAATCAGCGGCCGCTATTGCAGGGTACTTAGGAACCTGAATAGTTTTGCCAGCTTGTGCACCGATGTTGTACTGAGTAACTAGACCCAGCATTAAAGACTGCTCTTCAGCAGTGAAACGAGCCTGAGCGATAATATTCGCAAATAGATCGTCAAGAGTAGTTGAAGTTGTTGCGGCCATTTTAAAAGTCCTCTAAATAAAAATAAAATTGTGGTTTGGTGGTTACGCTTTTTTCATAGCGGCAAATGCTTCTCTGCCACCATCACTCCAGTTTGCAACCATATCTGCCACAGATTGAGGCTTCTGTGTCGAGCCACCAGCGTTACCCATCGAGCCAGTGCCACCTTGTGACGCTTTGACCATATGCGGGTTTGCTGTCAAGAATTCAGCTACCATCTCATTGACTGATAGCAGATCACCGCTGTCATTGTATCGCGGTGTGCCGTTATCGTCTAGCACCTCTACATTGCCGTCATCTGACAGGCGAGTATTGGTTTTAAGCAACTGAGAAACTTGATTCGGATTAACAGCGTTATTATTAGATGCCGCACCCAGAATCGCTCCGTCTACTAGCGTCTGTTGCAACTTCGTTTTATAACTCTGTATCTCCATGTCTTTTTTCTCAACCGTTTTCTTCAGGATTGAGTCAAACTCTCCGCGCTCTTTTTGTCGCTCCAGTTCTGCGGCTTCTCTTTGTGCCAGCAGTTCTTTTGCTTCATCCAGATCAACGCCAGATAGTTTCTTGTCGAACTTTCGTTGCTCTCTTGCAACACGATCCGCAACAATGCGGTCAAGTTCATCCTGAGTAAAGGTTTTAGTTTCCTGACTTTCTACTGCCGCAGTTTCAGTCTCTGCTTCTGTTTCCATGATTTCATCGCTCATGTTACGAACCTCTTAAAGAGTATTGGTGAATCCGTAGTGTATCACAAATGGTTATTTTTTAACCATCTTCTTCTTTTTCTTCTTTTTGGGTCTGCCGACCTTTGAACCGTATGTACCTTTACCTTGTGGCATGATTAATCCTCTAGTATTGGTCTAAAATGATGGCGACAGTTATAGCCGCCCCTTACAATAAACGGATCGCCAGCGGCCTTGCCTTTCCAACTACCCGCCCATGTCTCTTCGATCTCTTCTGTAGTAAACACCTTATTAACGTGTTCCCTACAAAACGGCCTAGTATCCCTAACCGTTGTGCCGTAATACTTCCATTTAGTCGCGCCTGACTCTTTACCAATAGCAGTGTTAATGGAAGCATCGAACTGCATCAAGCTATCCTGCGCCATCTGGGTAGAGTAACGTCTAAGGTTGTTACCAACCCTATCTCTAGCATATAAGGTATGGAGCTTCTCAACTGCGGCCGCACTCTCTGCCGCTGTACCTGTTCTTGCTATATCAACTAACCGCTGTGCTTCTAAATCATCAGATTGAATGTATACGCCATTTACCGCATGGCGAATAGTCTTTACCGAATCTGCGAACGCTCTGCCCGTAAGGGTGTTCTGATAAACCTCAGTCGCTATGACATCAAGGTACTCATTAGCAATAGCCTCGAATCCTTGGAAGGATAACCGTTGTAGTTGGCTAATGACCGCAGGGCTTGCTTTGGTAAAGTCTCCGTATGTCTTTAGCATTACAGCCGCTTCAGCCGCTACGCCATTGTAGTCCCTTATCATCGCATCAACAGTCGCTAGGTACGTTTCATCAATCGCCAACCTGATCTCGTTACGCGCAGATATAGCCCATTCTAAATCGAACAGATTACCATCCTGTAGAGGCGCAGTTGCCATAAGATCAGCAACCCTTTCCTCTAACGTCACTAGAGCCGCCTGTAGCCTTTCTTGATGGCTATCGGCTAACTGCTCCAGCACTTCCGAATAGGCTGTATCCGCTGGCATTACTCAGCAACATCCTGCTCTGCAAACTGACCTAATACTTGCGACCCGCTTTCAATCTCAACGTGCGACTTAGCCAGTGCCTCATCATCTAACACTAGATCGCTGATCTTCTTATCTATCTCCTGCATCAGGGTGACTGACTTAACGCCAGTTGCTCTCATCTGCTGTAGGAACAATAGTTCTTTATCGTAATCACGCAGATCAAATGCATCAGGGTAGAATATTTCAACGTCTGGGGTTATGTCTTGCCATTCGCAGAACAACTGCCACAACTGCTCTTCTGCCAGTTCTAAGATGTCGGCCTTCTCAGATAGTTTCGCATTTAACATCTGAAACTCTGTCTGCATCGCCACGCCTGACTGGGTCATTGCCTCAGTACCGCGAACAGCACCCATATGCGCCATGCGATTAATGGCCTCGACCTTATCCTTTATCGAGTTGCGAACAGCATCAAGATTCTGACCGCTAGGCTGTATCTGATAGGGCTTTAAACTTGCATCCATATCGTCAGGCATATTGATAATTGCACCCGCACCTGCACTAGCATCGGTCTGGTATGACTTCACTAAGGTAGGGTGATTACTGATTCGTATTAATTGTTCAATCTCTGATAGTTCCTGATAGATTGCTCTCTGCATATAGGCCGCGTCTGCAATATCTGATATACCGATACCGCGAACAACTGATCTCTGGGCAGGAAGGAATACAGCAGGTATCTTGCCTAGCGCGTTATCTTCTTGCTCAACCATGCGCTCGTTATCATTGACCGAATGCCACAGCTGTACGCTGTCTTTAGTCCAGACCCTATACCAAGTATCTGTTTGCGTATCAGTCACCCTGTCGATTGCTTCCCTAATCTTTAGGTAGACAAGTTCAAATCTACCACTGGCCGTTCTTTCGTACTTCCAATCAAATACGTTCTCAGGGGTAAACATCGTCACATAAGGGCGAATCTCTTGTTCTAACTCTTC